GTCTTCAACTTCCATAACTATTAATTCTTTTAAAATGTTTTCTAATAATAAAACATCTTTAGGATTATCCATATCAGGATATCCTTTATCAAATTTATAAGCGAATTTGGTAAAAAATTTATCGAATACATTCATTATGCTTCTACATCTACATCAACATCTACTTCGTCTTCGACTTCTGGTGTTGACTCGGTTTCACTTTCTTCTCCTTCTACCTCAGCCCCACTTGCAGGACCATATTGGAGTATGCGACCGATAGCTAGAGCACAATTTTCTTCTTCATCTAAATTTAAAAGGTAGTATTTTTTTCCTTCTACTGTTGCGATCCAACTTTTTTCAGTATACATTAAAAGGAATGATTGTCCATTAAGTAAATTTATTCTAAATACTGTTGGTCTTGGTGATACCCAATCTATTGATTCTAAGAAAGAATCAAATTCATGAGTTAATAGATCTACTATTACATCTTTAAGTAGAGGGAATTTAGTTAGCTCATCATAAGCTACTGCGGCATCATCAGCCTTAGCTTTTTCACCTAGTGATTGTAAGGCTAAAGCTCTTATTTTTTCTCTTAGTTCTGCTGCTGTCATTAGTCATTTTGTTTAGCTAAATAGGCTGCAACAGCCATTTCTTTTTTCTTTTTCTCTGATTTTCCTTTAAATTGTTTTGCATCTGATTTTTTGAAATCATCTACAAAATCACCTACATCAGATTTTTTAGTAAGTTTTTCTCTTACTAATCTATTTAATCTAGATTGAAAATTTTCTTGTTTAGGAGTAGGGACACCTGGTAGAAAGTTTACTCTTCCACCTGAAGGGGGAGTGTTAGCAGCTGCCTGCTCTATTTCATCTTCACCTCCTAAGTATTTATCTTCAGCACCATAATCAGCTCTTCCTGAAAATCCTGTATCGACATCTATTTCTTGACCACTTTCAGGTTCTCCTAAAGGTGCGGTATCAACAAATCCCTCTTTTTTTAAAAGGGATTGTTTTATCATTTCTTTTATTTTTTCTTTATTCATAGATTCAATATTCTTTTTAGCTTGTTTAGTAGCTATACCATACATAACCTTTTCTGCATCCTTACCATACTTTCGAACTAACGCCTTTTTATTGGACATTAAACCTTTGATTGCTTTTTCTCTAGCGTTTAGTTCTCTTTCTGTAAGTTTGCGTTCTAAAAGCATACTAATCAGAATTATTACCTACAACAAACTGTCTAGTAAAGTAAGTAATTGTATTTCCGATTTGATCAGCTAATGTTTCGCTACCTATTGCTTCTGCAGCATCCATTGCTGCTTTTAATGAATCTTGAACTATTTCTTCTTCAGGTGATAATCCTACTTCTACTTTAGCTTTAACTGCTCTTTTTGAAATTTCAATATCATCTCCTTCTGCATCTACACTTACTTCATCTTTAACGTCAACATCAACATCAGCTTCTACCTTGTCTTCAACATCAACATCAACATCTTCTTCTTGTTCAGATAATGTACTAAAAATTTCTTCTCTGATTTTTGATTTAAGTTCAGATACCTTCATTTTCTTTAATTCTTTTTCAATATCATCTTTAGCATCTTCGAAGCCATCTTTATATCCTTCTTGTTCAGCATCAGTTCTTTTATCTTCTTTTACTAAACCCTCACCATAAGCAGCTCTAATAGCACCACATACTTTTTTAGCACCTTCAGCACCATATCGGCCTTCATTATCATCTACACATTGATCAAATGGGTAAGAACCTTCTTGAATTTTAGCATATGCTTCAGCAATAGTTTCTTTCATGGCTTTTCTATCATCCATAGAAAATCCTTTTTTACCTATTCCGAACTTTTTTTTAAAATATCCTTTACCTACTTCTTCAATAGATTCTTCTTCTCCTATTCTGCTATAAGAAGCTTTTTTACCTGCTTCAACAGCTTTAACAAATCTATCTACTTGATCTGGGTAATTTTTCTTCATGTAGTCTAAAAGTTTAGCTAATCCAGCAGTTGATCCTAATAAGGCACCAACACCAGCTAATGTAGCAGCTACACTTTCAGGTATAATATCGTCTTCCAGATTTAAATCAACACCTTCTTTGTTAATTTTGTTTTTGCCTGGTCCTTTAGCTTTGCCTTTAGCTTCAGCATCTCTTTTACCAAACTTACCATAGGAATCGTCTCTACGAGCTTTAAAAGATTGTTTTTTGTCGGCTTCCTTGCCTCTACGAGCACTTACTGATTCATCTTCGCGATCATCATAGCCCTCTTTTTTTCTTTCAACTATAAGTTTATCGTTTTCATCATTAATACGATTATTACTTATGTAATTTTTTAAATCAAAGTTGTCCATTATGTATATTTTTATTTATAAATATTAATTCCTTCCCTTAGAGTTACCTCCTCTTGAACTGCCTCCACTTGATGTTGAACTACCTCTAGAAATAGTGCTAGATGGTGGGGGAGATGAAAAAGAATTATTACTCCTTATTGAAGAATTTGAGTTAATGTTATTGTTATTATTGATAACCGGTCTTGAATTATTCCAATTAGGTCTTATATTATTATTGTTAATGATTGGTTTGTTATTATTAGGAACATTATTAGGATTACTATAAACTCTAGGTTTAATATTATAATTATCTCTTAATTCATCAACAATATTGTTAATTACATCATTTCTTGGTTTATTATATCGTCTAACTATAGTATTTTCTATATTACTATCATTTCTTTGTATAATAGAATTTGATCCTATTCTGCTTCCTCTAGGACCATTAATATAAGCTACATTTGCTCTTCTACTTGAATTCCAAACTATATTATAACCTGGGTTGTGCCATGGACCATCATACCAACTATAACCCCAACTATAAGGTCTATAGTACCAAGGTCTATTCCAATTATAAAAACTATTCCAACCATAGTAATTATATCCCCAAGCCCAATCAGACCAGAACCAATGACTATGGAAATAAACATCAAATCTATTATATGGTCTCCAAATACCTTCTAATCTTGGATTATTAAAATACCAAGAATAAGGTTGCTGCATAGCATATTGGGCAAAATCCCATCTAAAATTAAAGTCTGTTCTTAATTTATATTTTAAATCAAATAGGGAATTAATAGTATCTATTTTTGTTTCACTAGATACTGGGATAGTAAAATCCACTGGATACATGTCATCACTAATAGTAGCTAATCTGTAAGAAGAACAACTACATAAAGTTAAAAAAAGGAGACCTACTATTACTCCAAACATTTTAGCCCAAATACGATCTGGGACTCCATAAAGTTTTTGATTTTTCATTTTTTAACTAACGTCCATAGCGTCATTGAAAGATAAATCTATACCAATATTATCAAATACAGGTACTAAATCTACATAATAATTAAAATCGTAATTTCTGCCTCCAAATGTATCATCTACTTGTATGCCTAATTTTTTGGCAACATATCTAATATCATCACTATCAAATCTTCTTCTTCCTCTATAATCATCATCATCTTTAATAGTTATTTCTTCCCCTTTATCATCAAAAACCTGAATTTTATATAGACTACCATAATCAGTGTAAGTAAAATCTATTGCTTTAATGGCAGGAATTAACCCATCAATGTACTGTTCAACTTCCTCTCGAATAGTTTCTTGTAATTGCTTTAATTTCCAAGCACGATGGTTAAAGTTATCTTTCATTATTAAAATTTATTATAAATATGTAATCCTTTTATGTCTTTAATCCCTCTAAATAAGCTACTACATCTTTAGTATATTCCTCAACTTTATCTTTATTTAATTCTCCTCTCCATTTTTCAATATCTCCTGCTTCTGTTACATAACTACTTTTTTCTTGCAATTTTTCTTGAATATACTCCTTAAATAATTTAATTTTATTGTCAATTTCATCATTTTTTATTTTAGTTTCATATTCAGAATATTCGCCCTTATTTTTTAGTTCTGTTTCTTTTAATGATACACATTTAAAACACATTTTATGTATATTATAAAAAGTTTTATCATTACGTTTATTCATTACTTTTTTACATTCAGGACAAAGTAAAGGCATTTTATGAGACTTTTTAGCTGAGTCTAATTTTGTTATGTTTTGTTTTATTCCATCTTTTATAGTCCATTTACGACCATCTTCTTCCCATATATCTCCCTCTTTATGAAATTCTTGTTTTTTAGTATAACCTACACTTATTTGGGTTTTTTCTCCATATTTACCTCTTACAATATTTCTTAATCTTTGTACATCTTTTTCTACAAATTGTTTTTTTAAAACACTCATAAACCTAAATTTTTTAATTCATCAATTACTTGATTAGCATTAATATAAAATATAGCAGTTCCACCTGCATTATTCCATCTGTCAATAGTACTTTTTTTATCATCAATTAATATATCATACTTTGTTAAATTTGGTTTAACAGTATGTTTCAATTTAGCTGGCCTATATGTTACTTTAGGTTGGCTAGGATATAATGTACCAACTTTATCTTTAACCCACAAACTTTTTCCAATAATACTTTGTTTTTTTACTGATGGTGCTGTTAGCATTTCATAAGGATATTGTGATACAAAATTAACTAATTTATTAGCACCAGGCATTAATTCAATACCTCTCCAAAATGCTACTTTATGTTTTTCATCAATTAAATCCCAAAATTTATCTAACCCATATTTATTTACATAAGATTGAGGTATCATTCCTGATAGATCTTCAAATCTTTTATCAAAATCCGCTACTACACCATCCATATCAAGATAAATGTACCAATTTTCATTTTCATCTTCTCTTAATCTAGCTAATTCATAAGCATAAGCATTTAGCCCAAAAGGATCTTTACCTTTTTTTTTACCTTCAGTAACCTTATTAGTCCAGCTTCTAAACATTATATTACCAGTTTCATAAGCTTCTCTTTCTAAGTTTTCTAAATGTTTATCTGCATTAACATCATCTGTTTTAATATCATGTAACCTATCTTCATTATCTTGGTGTACATGTATTAATTCATGGGCATAAGATCTCATAATATCTTTTGGATGTCTTCCTAATGTATACAATACTACTTCTTTATTGTTTGGATCATAATAGGCAGTCATTCCGAAAAAATTATCTGCATTAGCTTCTTCATCATGTATAAATCTAACTGTAGGGTAAGGTTTTAAATTTAATCCATCGGCTTCCATACTTTTAGTTAGTGAAGCCATTATAGGTTTAAAATTAAATGTTTTAGGATCTAAAACCTCATTTAAATTAGTTGTAGTTTTTAATGTCTTAGCTAATTGAAGTGCTTTATAATATTTTTGGTTTTTATCTCCTAATTGTACACCTTTTTTCTTATCATCTTTATCCATTTTTTTCATTCTAGATATTTCTTTATTAATCAATGATAATGGAATTTTTTTACCTTTAGGTATTTTTAATCTTTTTCTAACTGTACCCTGTTTTAAGCTACCAGCTTTTTTACCCTTAGCAGCCATTTTTTCGTAAGTATCTCCTTCCTTAAGTTTTTTCAAACGTTGTGTTTTCTTTTTAGATGCTTCTTTACGTTTTTTAATATATTCAAATCCTGATCTTAATTTCTTTTTCTTAGCTGGGTCTTTAGTTCTATTTAAAGCTGCTCTTACTCTTTGATGTATTAAATTAATAATTTGAGATTGCCTAGCATGTGATTTAGCTTTAAATGATTTTTTATTTAAAGTATCTACTATATCTTGCCTAGTACTAAATTTAATACCAACTGTATCTTTTGGATCTTCATCTGTGTATAGTCTACGTCCTGATCCTTTAGGTTTTTTACCTGTACCTTTTTTAGGATCTTTTTTCTTTTTTCTACCTTCGGATAAATTATTATTAATTATATTAAATACCTCTACTCTTTCTTCATCATTTAATTCTTTAGGTAAAAATGGAATTAATTTTTCTATTGAAATATTAGCAGCATTTCTAGCAGCTGTACCCGATACATTTCCTTGTGTTACTGTTACTGCTAATGCTAAATTATCATATTTGTCTATACTTTTAGTTCTATTAGCTATATCGGAAAAATCATCTTCATCTCCCTCTCTTGCTCCTATAATCCATAATACTTTAGTATCAGGATGATCTTTAGCATAATTGTAAACTGCTTTAATTGGGGGTACTGAGCTTGGTACGATTGATACTTTTATAGGTAAATAATTTTTATAAACATCCCAAATTAATAAAGATTGAGCTTGAGTTATACCATCTCTTTCTTTTTTCCCTATATAAATTAATAATTCATCTATATCAGGATGTTCTTCTAATGCTTGTTTTAAAACTTGAAAATGACCACTAGTTGGAGGTTTAAAACCACCAGCATATATAGCTACTGTGTTTACATCATCTTCTGGTAGTAAATGTTTTATTATTTCTTCTGATAATTTCATGAACCTAAAAATGATTTTAACTTTGTTTGGGCTTCTTCTTTTGATACAGACCCATCAATAATTTCTTGTGCTCCTCCTTGTAATAAGGTATTTATTTCTTTGTTTACCTTTTCTTTTTGTTTAGCAGCATATCTTTGTCTTGCTGCTGATTTTGGTTTTGTGTTTTGAGGTTTAAAAGGATCTAAATATTTAGTTATTATACTTTCTACATCTTCTAATTTTTCATCCTCTAAAGTATTAGCTACTGATACAAAATTATTTCCAAATAATTCTTTATATGGTTTATAATTTTGTGAAACACTATTCCATGTTTTTAATACTATTGCTGGCATTAAACTTCTATCTTTACCACCTGATTTTTCAAATCTATCTTCATTTTGTTTTAATGAACGTTCTAAATCAGTATAAACATATAACATAAAAACATTATACCCTGCCTCTTCTAATTCATTTTTTAGTTGTTCTGTCTTTTTGTAAGAAGCAGCAGTACCATCTAATACAAATGATTTTCTTCCCTTAATAGTATCTAAAACATCTTTTTCAAAGTCCTTATTAGCTTGTGCCATAGCAATAGCTTGCTTACTTCTATCTTCTGGGCTTGAATTTTTTAGATCCAATGATACATTGGCTTTTTTTAAATTATCAATGTAAGTGTTGTCTACATTAAGTACTTGCAAATTACCAAGGTCTAAACCGCTTAAAATGTAACCCTTACCAGCACCTGGTGCTCCAGCTAATATTATAGCTTTAGGTTTATTTATTTGTTCTTTTATTAAATTTGTTAAATGTATCATATTTTGGATATAATCATAAATATGTTAAAGCCACTCAACTATTTGTTTTAGTTTTTCTAATTTTTGTATAGCACTACTATTATTGTAAGTAGAAGGACATTTTTCTAAATCTTCTAAAATATCCATTACTAACAAATACAATTGTTCTTTTTTAGCTTTATCCATTATAATGATTGTAATTCAAATTCTTGATGTGCTAGTTCTGCAGCTTCTACTTCACTATAACCTTTTTCTAAAAAATGTTCATATAAATGTTCTAATAATTCAGTGTTTCCATGATGACTCATAACCTTTTATTTTTTTTAGTTCCCTGTAAATATACGAAAAATAATTCAGGTAGCCAAATTTTTACGTGGAGTTATTTAAATCTATTTTTTAATGCATTATAATTTTGTTGTATTTCTTCCTCAGTTAAAGCTCTGTTGTATATTTGTATACAAGCTAAAGGACTTTCTAAATAGTCAGTACTTGATAATGTTCTTCTACCTGTTAAATTATTTCCAGAATTATATTGAAGTGTAGTATTTCCATCATCTTGAGCAGAATAACTTGTTTCTATACCATTTACATACAATTTCATTTTGTTACTTGGTCCATTAACACGACCAGTGACCATTTGCCATACTCCTTGTGTAAGTGAACCGTTTGCCGCTGTAACAAAATTGTCATCTTGACCTAAAGAAAGAAAGAACGAGTTACTGTCTGTAGTATTCCCAGGACAAGCTATAAAAAACCCTTTATTTGTTTGGTAAGGATACCCATTAGCTATAATAGTTTGTCTTGCTTTTCCATTAGGTTTAATCCAAAAATTAACAGTAAACACAGTACCTACATCTTGTGTGCTGGAGTATTGAATATAATCATTAGTACCATCAAATTCAAAGTAACCTCCATTTTCAGAATTGAATGTTGGTCCATTAGTTAAAGTACCATTATTAGAATTAACTAAATTAAACCAAGTTGTACCACTACCAGGATAGGATCTTGGAGAACCTGCATCTAAAGCAAAAACTAAATTTTTATTGTCTAAGTGAGGTCCTGCGTACATATTATGATAAATCAAATCGGTTTTTATAAGCATTAAAATTTTGTAACACTTCTGCTGCTGTTAATCCTCTATCATAAAATAAATAACAAGTAGCTTTTCCATCATAAAAAGCACCATCAACAGCTCTAGCACCTAAAGTAGGTCCATTTTCTGATGTAGATACTGCCACAGTTCTAGCATTTAAATTCATTGTACCTTGTTGTATTGCATCAACATAAAATCTACCTGTAGATCCATCACCAGTAAAAGTTAAATTATACCACTCACCTGTATCAGAAGTTGTATAACTTATTATACTTCCCCATCCACTAGGATTACTTTGTACTCCTGAACCAAATACAGCTTGATAGCCTCCAGCATTAATCCAAATACCTGCTCCTTCAGTATTTGAATACCATCCTCCTGCATTATGGGCTTTATGTATTAAGCTAGTCCAATTAAAAAAACTATCTGCATTAGCCCAACATGAAATAGTAAAATTCATAGCTTCACCAAAAACATTTTGATCCCAGTAACTATCATATTCAACTTGAATTCTATCATTTGAACCATCAAAGACAAAAGAACCGCCGTTATCACTACTAAAAGATGTCCCTCCTATAAGAGAGCCTGTATAAACGGTATTACTAACTATAGATTGGGCTACAGTACTATCCGTAGTATTATAAGATCTCTCCGATCCTGCATCCATAGCAAATACTAGTCCTTCTGTTACTATGTTTGGTCCTCCTTCTACTCCCATGTGTAAATTTTATGGTGGTGAAAAATATAATGAATCTTTAAGTCTAGGAAAGATAGCATCATACATTTGCTTTCGTTCTGGTCCACTTAATGATCTATTATAAATATAAGTTGGACCTAAAGCACAACCATAATCTCCAAAACTATCACCACTAGGTCCTTTCCCTATAAGTACATTGCTTGAATTACTAGCAGGGAAAATTATTCTTGTAGCATTATTTTTCATGTCTAAATCCTGGTATACTGTAAGGTTTCCACCTATACCTCCTCCCGAAGCTACTGCTGTTAACATTCTAAAATTAGTGTATACAGAATCATCTCCTGATGTAGAATAATTATAACTAACAATATTAGTAGTACTACCATTTCTAATTCCAATTCCTGCTCTACCATCATCTGGTCTAAAGATAAATAATGCCCATCCATCTGTATCCCATCCTGATGATGCTCCCTTACTTACAACATTAGGATATTCATTTCCTGTATTCCATTGAGAATTAAGTATAAACCATTGTATTATAGTAAAATCTCCTGAAGTTAAATCTAATTCTGGTCTGTCTCCTAAATCAATATAAGCGTCTCCATCATTTTGTTCTCCATTTGGACACCATACTCCATATTGACCCCCTCCTTTCATGGTATTATTATTTGTATCAGTCATAAAATCTGTTGACCAGAGGTTTAAAAAACCATTATTTACTGTTCCATAAGATCCCCAACTACTAATATAACTAGAATCTACAAGATTCCAACAACCTGTACCTGTACCTGGGTAGCATCTTCTACTACCTGGATCTATGGCTAAAACTAGTCCATCTTGTATAATATTAGGAGCTCTCCTTATTCCCATTTAATTTTTATTATAAATATTAAACAGTTCTTTTTACTGTTGTTTTGAAAGAAGTTGTAGCTGGTTTATGTTTAGGGTTTTCTAAATCAAATATTCTTTTAACCGATTTAAATATTTCAATATTTTCTTCTTGTGTCCTAGGAGATTCATACATTTCCCATTTTTTACCTTTTAAACGTTTGCCTGAATTATCTACACCTCTGGATTTGGATTTTAACCAAAGTATACCTATTCTGTCTGCTTCTTTACCAAAACATTCTTTATACATTTGGGCATAAGCAGCTCCTTGTAAATCATAAACAGTTTGTAAGTGATTAGAAGTCTTAAAATCAATTACCCATAATTCACCATCAATTTCACAAATACAATCACAAGTACCAGCTATTTTTAATTCATCACTAAATAAATGTACCTCCGTTTCAATTAAAGTAGGTTTATAAGTTTCCCAAAAATCAACAAATTTTAAAAACATTTGCCATACTGTAGGGTCCATTTTAGGATAACCTTGTTCATTTAAATAATTTAATTCTTTACCTTCAAAATATTTTTCAATAAGTAAATGTACAGCAGTTCCTTCTTCACCAGATTTTTTTACTATCCAATCTGCACTATAGCCTACTTTTTTAAGCCAATCTTCAAAATGTTTGCCCTTAGGATAGGAATTTAAGACATAAGTAACAGATGGATAAAATTCACCATTTCTCCTATAATATCTAGAATCTGGTAGAGTTATTTGTTTATGATCATCTGATATTTCTAATATCCTATTATATGTTTTTTTAATCATAATGATAATTTATGCTCCATTAAAGAAAAATAAGTTAATGGAAACGTTTTTTGTATTAATTTTGTGAAATTTTTAAAACCCATTTCACTTGGATCCTTATCTTGCATATCTACAAAATAGACTTCTTTACCTTCAGCCATTAATATCTCACAAAAACGTAAAGCTTGTTTTATAGCATCCTTATCTAATGCTATATATATTTTTTCTACTTTTGAAGTAATTAATTTTTTCATTAAATTACTTTGTATGTTTTTTCCTAATAAAGGAATTGCATTTCTTTTGATTGCCATAGCATCAAATAAACCTTCACATAAAACTACAGGTACATCCCAATTAATTAAGTGTTCATTAGGAATAATATTTCTACTAGCTTGTGGGTTTCTATATTTTACAAAAACATCTTTTTCAAAACTTCTAGCTACAAAATAATTTAATTTACCATCTTTATCATAGGTAGGTATAATTATCATATTAGCATATAATCCATCTTCACAATAACCAATATCATATTTTGTAATATCCTGTATATTAATGTTTCGTTTTTTTAGGTACGCTAAGGCATGTTTTGCAATGATACTATTGTTATTTGAATGGGTAAAACGTTTATACTCTGGTGGTAATTTTAATAATGTTGGTGATTTATCTTTATATGAAAAAGATGATGTAGTATTTACTAATGATTTAGCTTCTGTTATTTTTTCTGGTGATGCTTTAGACTGGTATAATAATGGAATAATAGATTTTCCTTTTTTATCACATACCCAACAATGCCAAGGATTAACTCCTTCTTTATTTTCTGTAAAATTAATTTCTAGTTTTGGTTTGTGATGATTACAATAAGGACAATGATAGGCCATATTACCCCTAGCTGTTTTTTTTCCTGTACCTAAAACAGAATTAATTAATGTTATTAATAATTGATTTAATGCCATCTAAACATTTCATTTGCTAACTCAACCATTTTTTTATTATTAGGATGAGGATCTATTTTATTATAATCTACTATCACAGCAGGTAATTTACTTTTGTGTTTAATTGCTAAAAAAGCTCTATGAAATCCATCCCATATCATATTAAGTTTATTATGTTTTCTTAATATTACTATTGGGTTAAAATTTTCAATATCATTTTTTGTTATAGTATTTACATTTTTAGTATAGGGATTAAGATCATTTTGGTTAAAAAAATATTCACCATCATAATCTTCAAACCTACTAACTAATTTATCCCATTTGCCTTCTAAATTAGAATCAAGTTGATTATAATTAATTAATTCCGGTTTATTAATAGAAAATTTATCTATGTTTCTAAAAAATAAAATTTCGTGAGGATATTCTTTTCTAAAACTATGATGAAGTTTATCTGCGAATCCCATTGAATTTTTAATAGCATTAGAAAAAAACCACATAGTCCAATTAATTTCATCATAAGCAAAAGGATATTTTTCTAGTAATAAATGTCCTATTTTATGCAATTTTGTAATATGTAAGTGATAACCTAAATTTTCCATAACAGTAGTTACTAGCAATATACACTAACAATTTTTAATTTCCAAAGGATCTTCGTAATTTATATCTTCAAAATCTTTAGTATAAAATTTTCCTAAAATATTATCATTAAAAAACTCATCTGGTTTTTCTAATACCTGGTATATCATTTGATATTTAGTTTCAAAATAAGTTAATAATTTTTTATTAGGGACAATTTTAAGTATTTCTCTTTTAAAGTCTTTAATTTTACTTTCAGTAAGTAATGATTTTAATTCTTTTTGCGAACCGTAATAATTTTTCCAATCTGATTCCTTTATAGCTAATTTATAGGAAGGTCTACGACCTACTAAATTTTGCATTTTAGCTAATTCTTTTTTACCTATTTTTACTTTTTTAGAAAAGTATAGTACTTTTTTTCCTATATACTTTTTTTTAGAGGGTAAATGGGTTATTACATATACAAACCCATGTGAATTTGGAGGGAAATCAGTGATTTCTTTAACAGTTTCGCCTTTATAGGTCCAACTCATATTGTGCATTTAAATTAAACAGTGGTTTAACGCAACGTGTTATAAATATTATTTAAAAGGTTTTCCACCAACCCAAGTTACTAAAGATTTTCTTACACCTTTAGTTACTGGATTAACCTTATGTAATAAAAAGGATGGGAATATAATTATAGCTCCTTTAGTTTTTGGAGCATATGTTTTAGTTTTATTACCTACATTAAACTCTAATGTTCCTCCTTCATAATCATTAGGATCAGATAAATTAATAGTTATCGATAATTTTCTATAACAAGCATGTCCTGGTCCTAAATCCATATGCCAGTCGTAGTGACCTTTATCTTTAGCATGGTATTCAGTATATTGAATATCTTCATGCATTGAATGTAAATCAAATTTCCAGAATTCATTATTAGCTTGTAATACTCTTTCAGCTATTGTTTCAAATAAGGGTTTAAATTCCGGTTTTTTAATTAACCATTTTACATTAGAACTTCTAATTGAAGGATCAAACTTTCTTACTAATAGTCCATCTTTATCTTCTAATGTAGAGGCTTTTTCAGCATATTCTTCTTTTTCAATTAATTTTTCATATCCTTTTATTTGGTATTCATCTAAAAATGAATTATACCAAGTAAAGGCATCTGGTCTGTTTGTTCCTTGGGGGAAGCTTAATTCAAAATTTACCATTTTTTAATTTTAGTTTGTAATACAATATAAATAATTTTTTTTAAATATCCAAATAATTTAAAATACTTTTTTAGACATCCAATAAATGTCACCTTGATGAAGTTTATCGAATAAAGTATCCTGTTTAAATTTAAAAGCATAATATTTTGTTCCTGGTATTTTTAAATTTTCAGGGTTTTCATTTAATTTACACACTTTATTCATTATTTGACTAAATATAAGTCCATTATAATAAGTTAATATACATCCAGGTTTAGTTATTATAGGTTCGGAACCATCAAACATTTTTTCAGCTTCCTCAAACTCACTTGGATCAAACATAATACCATCATAAGTTTTTAATTTATTTTTATTATAAGCATTTTGCCATGTGTCTTCTATAATAGTAACATTTGGTTTATCTAAAGCCCATTCTCTTGCTCTATCTGCTATTTGGGGATGACTTTCAATTATTGTATGAGTTTTAATATTGTGGTTTTGAATATAATCTGAACATATTCCCATTCCAAATCCTATTTCTAAAATATCTCCACCATTTTCAGTACAAATTTTTGCATGTTCTTTCATAATAGGATGCTCACAATCATGCATAATTATATGATCATTATAATGTCCTGAGTAATTTGGATTTTCTATTGATATATAATTTTTGTGAAAATATAAAACCGTATCGTTAAAACTTCTTTGCATAATAAATTAAAATACTTCTATAGACATATCATAATCAAAATTAACAGTATTACCACTACTTATAGTATAACTCATACTATAACTTATTGATGCTTTACAATTAAAACCCCCACCTCTACTTGAAAATACTGAAAAATCAGTAGTATCTAAATCTCCACCAAAACCCGTACTAGGGCCTGGATTTAGACCTGATGGAGATGATTTGCTTACAGATGCCATTATCCAACCAAATCCAAATTGACCGGATGTTATTGTAGTTCCACTATATTCAAATCCTACTGATGAAAAAGTTGTATATTTATTTGTAGTAGCAATATTTGAGGTTGTTGTAAAAGGTATATTTGCATCAAAAGTAGTGGAATAATTATAATTTAAAAATGAAGGAGATCCTCCTGATAGTGTCATAGTAGTATTTACACTTTCACCTGATACTTCTCCTGAGTCATCATCAATTTCTACTTTTCTTTTCATAGTATAACCAGATACTGCATCTTGATTATATGAATACCAAAGTGACATTTTAAAATTTGTACCTGCTGAAGCTGCAGCATCAATAGCAGCATATCCCGGACTTGCACTAGCTAAAGCTGGGTAACTTGAACCTGCAGGAGTATTAGGAGCTGCCTGTCCTCCTTTATAAATATTAAACATAGGAGCATTAAAACCATATGTTGGAACACTATAATCTATATAGGATCCACCTAATCTTTCCATAGCTACACTTCCTTGTTTTAATGTACCACTTGCTGGAATTGTCATAACTTTATTTTATTTTTGTTTTAAGCTCGTCTATTTCTTGTTTTAATTCTTTAATTGCTTCAATTAAAACTGGGACTAATTTTTCATATTTAACTGCTTTATATCCTGTTTTCTTTCTTGTATCTACAAGTTCAGGGAATACTTTTTCAACTTCTTGAGCTATAACTCCATAATCATGTCCTTCATTACTATGAACTGAAAGTCTTTCTTCTTCTGTTAACTTTTTCCAATCAAATTCTACACCATTTAATTTGGATAATTTAGCTAATGGAGATGAAATGTTTTTAATATTTTCTTTTAATCTTTTATCTGATGATGCAAATGCTATAATATCACCAGTTGCTTTAATTTCACCATCTGAAACTGTTGAAGTTCTAATACCAACAAATAAACCAACACTATCAATAGTAACTCTAGAAGAATTACTTCTAAGGGTATCAGTGTTACTATGTCTCAAATTAATTTCACCATCATCTAATTGTATACATGATGTAGCATTTGTTGCAGTATCACCATAACCTATAAGAGCTAAACTTACATCATGACTATCATCACCAATTACAATAGGATCACTTGAAAAATCTACTTGACCAGCATTTACAAATGCGAATTTTTTAGCTGATGGTGTAGTAATACCACTATTTACACTAAGGGTAGTACCACTAGAATATGAAACAACACCATTAGCAGTAGTACCACTTAGGGTTGCTGATCCTGATGTACCACTTGAACCACTTGAACCAGATGATCCACTAGATCCACTTGATCCTGATGTTCCACTATTACCAGAAGTACCCGATGAGCCACTAGTACCTGATGAACCACTAGTTCCTGAATTACCTGAAGTACCACTTGTTCCACTTGATCCACTAGAACCACTTGATCCACTTGAACCTGAAGTTCCACTATTTCCAGAAGAACCTGATGTACCTGATGAACCA